GTGGCGGATTTTGAACAAGGGTCACCATGCCTTCATTCCGCATCTGACGCACTTCTTTGATGTCTTTGTTGAGGAAACCACCGGCATGCGACTGCCGGGTGAAACCTATATGCAGTGGGACTTTGCAATCCTACGCCGCTGCGACGCCCTGCTCTACCTTGCGCCTTCCCCTGGCGCAGACCGTGAGTTGGCTCTCGCCCGAGAGCTCAGCCTGCCGGTCTATCTGTCAGTTGATGATATTCCAGCAGGGCCGACATCGTGACCGCGCTCACGCCCACTGAACGCGAGATTGCCCGGGCCGCGCTGCAGCGGTTCGCCACCGACGAGTTGACGCCGGCGGAGCTGACGGTGGAGAGCGAGCGCTGGGAGCAGCACCTACGGCTGCTGAAAGCGCGGCTGACGGCTGCAGATTATTCCGAAAACGATTCCGCGACGCTTCAGGGCGGGATTGCCTACGCCGAGCACCGCCTCGAGCAGATCACCCGTCAGCTGGGCTGGTTCATTCGGGCCGGCAGGACATCGGATCGCCCGCTCAAAGCCAACTTCCGGGCCGCCAAGTACGTCGACTTGGTCGGGCTCGCCGAGACGTTGCTTGGTGATTCTGCCCAGCGATCTGGAAATGGCCGCTACCGGATCCGCTGCCCGTTCCATGACGACCGCGCGCCGAGTCTGATCATCTACCCGCCCGGAGAGGGCTGGTGGTGTCCGGTCTGCGGCAGGGGTGGGCAGGATGCGGCCAGTTTTTGTGCTGAGTATTTCCACTGTTCTCAATTGGAAGGACTGCGGTGGGTCGAGCAACTTGCAGATATGCCGAGGTCTGCATGAAGGACTATCAGGCGTTTCTTGAGCGAAAGGCACAGATCGGCGGCGATCACGGCTTTGACCCGGTGTGGCTGCCGGACTTCCTGTTCCCGTTTCAGTCCAGCCTCGTGGAGTGGGCAACGCGCAAGGGGCGCGCCGCGCTGTTCGCCGACTGCGGCTTGGGTAAGACGCCAATGCAGCTGGTTTGGGCCGAGAACGTGCGTCGCCAGACCGGCAAGCCGGTGTTGATTCTAACCCCGCTGGCGGTTGCGCAACAGACGATCCGTGAGGCCGAGAAGTTCAGCATCGATGCAGCACGTTCGCATCGAGGAGAAATAAACGCGCCCATCGTGGTCAGTAACTATGAGCGACTGCGGCTTTTCACGCCCGGCACGTTCGGCGGCGTGGTTTGCGATGAGTCGAGCATTCTCAAGAACTTCGACGGTGCACGGCGCGAACAGATAACGATCTTCATGCGGAAGCTGCCGTATCGCCTCTTGACGACCGCCACAGCCGCGCCGAACGACTACCACGAGCTCGGCACCAGTAGCGAGGCCCTCGGTGAGCTCGGCTACATGGATGTGCTGGGACGATTTTTCATCACCACGCAGGGCAGCAATCACGCCTATCGCGGCAAGTACATGATCGCCGATGCCAATGGCTGGCGCTTCCGCGGCCATGCCGAAGTGCCGTTCTGGCGTTGGGTCTCGAGCTGGGCGCGGGCGATGCGCCGGCCGTCAGACCTCGGTTTCGATGATGAGGGTTTCGCCCTGCCGCCGTTGACGCATCAGGAGCACGTCGTCACGGCACGGCAGGCACGACCGGGGATGCTCTTCGACGTGCCGGCCAACGGCTTCCACGAAGAGCGCGAAGAGCGCCGACGCACGATCGCTGAGCGCTGTGAGCGAGCTGCCGCGCTGGTCAATAACACGGGTGAGCCGGCGGTAGTTTGGTGTCACCTGAACGACGAGGGCGACCTGCTGGAGCGGCTGATTCCCGACGCCGTCCAGGTCTCAGGCCGCGACTCCGACGACGCCAAAGAGGCCAAGTTTGTCGCGTTCGGCAGTGGGCAGACGCGGGTGCTGATCACCAAGCCGAAGATCGGCGCCTGGGGCCTCAACTGGCAGCACTGTGCGCATGTCGTGACCTTCCCCAGCCACAGCTACGAGCAGATGTACCAGGCGGTGCGCCGCTGCTGGCGCTTTGGACAAGAGCGGCCGGTGACGGTCGATACCGTGCTGACGGAGGGGGAGATGGGGATTCAAGCCAATGTGCAGCGCAAGGCGGAGCAAGCCGAGCGGATGTTTACGGCGTTGACGGCGCATATGCGCGATGTGCTGACGATCGATCGTGCGGTGCGCTATGAGCAGACGGTGGAGGTTCCGGCATGGGTCGCGTAGCCGAACAGGTCATTACCGAGCAGTACGCGGCGTATCTCGGTGACTGTCTGGAGGTCTTACCGGACCTGCCTGATGCGAGCATTCATCTGTCGCTTTACAGCCCGCCCTTCTGGGGTCTCTACAACTACACATCGAGCGACCGTGACCTGTCCAATAACACGAGCTACGAGCAGTTCTTGGAGAACTATGCATTCGTTGTCGAGCAGCTTGAGCGCGTCACTCTCCCGGGGCGTATCTCGGCGGTCCATTGCACGGACATTCGCTCGGGCAATACCGGCAAGAATGACTATCTGATCGACTTTCCAGGCGACATTATCCGGCTGCATGAACGGCTGGGTTTTCGCTTTACCGGCCGCTATCACATCTGGAAAGACGCCCTCACGGTGAGCAACCGCACGCTGGTCAAGGGTCTGGCCCATATGACCATCGTCGAGGATTCGGTGCAGGCCACGCTGGCCAGCGCCGACTATCTGCTGGCGTTTCGCAAGCGGGGGGAGAACCCGGTGCCGGTGACGCATCCGCACGGCTTCACCGAGTATGCCGGCGCGGCGCGGATGCCGGCCGATCGGTTGCCGTACCGGGGCTGGGACGGCGACCAGAAGCAGAACCGCTATAGCCATTGGATCTGGCGGCGCTACGCGAGCGCCTGTTGGGAGGATGTGCGGCTGGAGCGGGTGCTGCCATTCGAGGAAGCCGAAGAGGATTTGGATGAAAAGCACCCGCACCCGTTGCAGCTCGACGTCATCGACCGGGCGCTGGTGATGTGGACCAATCCCGGCGAGCGCGTCTTGACCCCGTTCATGGGCGTGGGGAGCGAAGTCTACGGCGCGGTGCGGGCCGGTCGCTTCGGCATCGGGGTGGACATCAAGCCGAGCTACTACCGGCAGGCGGTCAAGAACCTGGAGGCCGCGGCGAACGATTGGACTGCCAGCCAACAGGACCTCTTCACCCTCGCGGGAATGACCATTTAGATGACCGCCCACGAGGAGCGTGTGAATCTGCGTGCCGTCATCAGTCTGAAGCAAATCGAGCGCATCCTGGCCCTTGCTCACCATCATGGTCTCGATGACGAAACGCTGTGCCATTTTTGTCGCCTGCAGTTCTCGGCTGCCCTACCGGCGTTGACGAGAGCCGAGGCGGCACAGCTGATTGCGGCACTGGATGACACGCGCGAGGCAGCGGCGTGACCGCCCGCGAGTCGCCTGAAGAACGCGCCCGCAAGGCCCGTGAGCGCTTCCGCATCGTCCAGGACGAGGACGAGCAGATCGCCGCGGTCACGGCCGAGGATCCGCACGCCACCGACCTGGGCAACGCCAAGCGGCTCATCGAGCGTCATGGCCAAGATCTGCGCTACTGCCCAAGCCGCGGCAGCTGGCTGGTGTGGGATGGATGCCGCTGGGCGTGGGACGAATCAGGCGAGACCGAGCGCCGCGCCAAAGAGACGGTGCTGAGCTGGTACGCCGAGGCGGCGACGCTTCCTTCTAAAGAGCGCAAGAAGATCGTCAGCCACGCCATGAAGTGCGAGGCGGCGAGCCGCCTCAAGGCCATGATCGACCTGGCCCGCACCGAAGAGGGCATCCCGGTGGCGATGAGCGACCTGGACCGCGATCCGTGGGCGCTCAACTGCCGCAACGGCACGCTGGACCTGCGCACCGGCGAGCTCCGACCGCACTGCCGCCACGATCTGATGACGCGCTTGGTGCCGGTCGACTACGACCCACTCGAGGAGTGCCCGGCGTTCCTTTCATTCCTGAACCAGATTCTGGCCGGAAAGACCGAGCTCATCCAGTTCCTGCAACGCGCGATCGGCTACTCCTTAACGGGGCTCACCGTCGAGCGCTGCATGTTCATCCTGTGGGGCGGCGGCAAGAACGGGAAGTCGACGCTGCTGGATACGCTGCTGGAACTGCTGGCCGATCACGCCTCGCGGGTCAACACCGACACGCTGATGGCCACGAAATACGCCGGCATCCCCAACGACATTGCCGCGCTCAAGGGCATGCGTTTTGTCTTTGCCTCCGAGGGTGAGCAGGGCCGGCGTCTGGCAGAGGCCAAGATCAAGGACATCACCGGCGGCGACACCATCAGCGCGCGGTTCATGCGCGGTGAGTGGTTCAGCTTCCGACCCGAGTTCAAGATCTGGCTGGGCACCAACCACAAACCTGAGGTGCGGGACACCAGCGATGCCATCTGGGATCGCATTCGCTTGATTCCCTTTACCGTGCGTATTCCCCCCGAAGGGCAGGACAAAACCCTCAAGGATCGTCTGGTGAGCGAAGGACCAGGCATTCTCGCCTGGGCGGTCGAAGGATGCCTGGCCTGGCAGCGAGATGGCCTACAAGAGCCGCCCGACGTGATCGAAGCCACACAGCAATATCGCTCTGCGGAGGATGTCATCGGACGCTTCCTGGGGGAGCGCTGCGAGTTCCACCAGACCGCCAGCGTGACCAAAAAGGCCCTGTATGGTGCCTACAAGTCATGGTGTGACGACTTTGGGGAGAAATCCATCACCCAGAAAGCCTTTGGCATGAGGCTCAATGAGTTGGGTCTTGA